CGACGTGTTTGAATCCCTCGCCTAGCGTTGCGGCAAAGACGCGAATGCACGTCTTCAGCTCTTGCGGTGTAACGTCGGTTGTCGTCCATGACTTCGTAGTCAAGAACCTCGACACCTCGGGAGTCATCACCATCGTCCCGCCGTCGTACACTGCCTTGCCATCGTGCAACAAAGCCTCGTACCCCACAAACCTCAGGTACGTGTCCCCCAGCAGTGGTTTCCAGACAAGCTTCGGGGACCAACCCCAACGGAGAAAGAAAAGCTCGACGGGGCACGGCTCGCCCTCCTCGGCCCAAATCTTCTCCTCAAACCTGCCTGCGGTGTCGTCGCCTTCGAACGCCAGGCACGCCAAATAATTATGACGCACCTCCTTGCCCTTCACGATCTTCGTAGACCTGTCACGCGGTGAGACGTAGAACATCCTCCTGCCCCTGAAGCGAAGGAGAGAGTCCACGGCGGCCTCGACATGGTCGGGGTCGACTAAGTAGGAAAACCAGGCCACCAAATTCTGAAAGAAATTGCCGGAGCTGGTCACTCGATCCCCACTCTCACGCATGGTCTGTTGAAGCACGAGCTTGAAGGTCTTGCGCTCACCTGTGCTGTCGCGGTACGACATGCGCCAGGTCGCGCACTTGTTGCGATCTTCAACGACACGGTCGAACAACAGTTCGCCGATGTCCTCAACACCGATAATGCGCGCGATATGGCGGAAAATGGTCTGCTCAATCTCCTTAAGAATCTTCGAGATACCAAACTCGAATGCCTTGAGATCATTTTCCGCGTAGCGCGCGCCGTCTCTCATCTCTGACATGTTCGAAACAATCGCCTCGATGGCCTCCTTCTTGATCCTTGCTTTGATGGACCCATCGCGAAACACGTCAAAGGTGACGTGCTCGAACGCGTAAGCGACCTTCGCTAATGCGTTCAAGCGAATCATCTCGTGGTTCGCGATTGGCCGAGGCTTGTCCTTGCCTGAGACTTCGCTCTTACAGAAGGCCTTGATCACAGTGTCAAAGCCAACGCCGTCTCCTGAAAGAGCCGCATTCATAGCATCGATCTCTGCCTTCATCGCGTCTTCGTGGTTGAGCTTCTTAGGAAGCGCGGACTTGCGAATGGACTCAAACTCCCGCATGGCCTTCTTGAGGCTCGCGGAATTGTAGACCTTCTCAAGCAGCACCTCAATGAGCTTGTCGCGGGTGGTGGCTTCTGAGACCAAGGGATTGTGAATCCCAATGCCAATGTTGCGCATGTCGTGCGCCTGCTGTAAATTCTGCGGGTTGTTTGAGTGCAGATAGTTTGGCTTCTCGGTTAGGAGCGGAAATCTTGCTCTGGCAGTTCGTGCTCCACTCGCAGCGCCACCCTCCAGCCCGGGCGGCTCAGCCAATTCTGGGCGATCCCCAGGTGCAGCCGTGGTGGTGCTGTGCAGCACGCCGCCTTCCGCATAGGCGCGTTGCTGCTCTTCCACGGCCGTAGCAGCCTCAGCCTCCGCAAGGGCGGCCTCGGCAGTTGGCTCAGGCGGGCGCACAGCGGCCCCCCTTAAGCCCAAGTCGGGCGGGTTCGCATCCTCCTCCTCCCCACCGTCGTCATCGCTCGAATCCGAGTCGGCGTCGCCTGCTCCGCCAATGGCGCCCAACCTTGGCTGCCGTATGGCGTCAGCAAAGTGGTCGTACAGCTCCCACGCACTGGGGGCTGACGCCACTGCGCAGCATGATGGCGACACCTTGGCCATAAACAGTTGGCCAAGCGTGTGTCCCGTGAACGTCAGCTCGTCGACGACGGCTGCGTGGCCCACGGTCAAGTACGCTCGGCGACGGAAACCGTCCCTGGCCGCACACTCGAGGTTCGTAAGTTGGAGATCCGCACTCGAAGGCTTAATGTCCCAAATGATGCTCGCCTGGTGTTTGCGAGCAAAGCTGGTGGCATCAGCAATGAACGAGGTGGGAAGACACACACTCACCGTGATATCGTTCGCCCACTTGAAGCCAGTGTTGTTGCAACGGCGACAAGTGCGAGCGATCGTCATGCGGCGAATCATGTGGTCCTCAGCGCTACGCGGATAGCGGAGGAACTCCAACTCAGCACAGTGGCAGTGCTTGCACACAACGGGAAAGGTGCTCCCGAAGCGCTCCATACTGTCACTAGCTGCCCAAGATTTGTCACGCAAGCGTGGAAGCTGTGGGATGGCTTCAGCCACTTTGTAAGTCTCTCAGCGACACAGTGCACCTTGAGC